TGCCAAGCAGTACGGTGGGCGCATCAGCGAGGTCAATATGAAGACCGCGATGATGAAGAAGAAGGCCAAGTGACGTGCCTTTGAAGAAGGGCAAGTCTGACAAGGCCATCGGCCAGAACATCAAGATGCTGATGAAGGAAGGCCGCCCAATGAAGCAGGCTGTAGCTATTGCTATGCGTAAGGCAGGGAAACCGAAGAAATGAAGAAGGTCTGGGAAAAGAAGCGACCGAAAGGCATTGGCAAGCCCAAGAGCCTGACGCCGGAACAGAAACGCGCCGCAATGCGAGCCGCGAAAAAAGCTGGCCGTCCGTACCCTAACTTAATTGATAATATGCGAGCCGCCCGTGGCTAAGACTCCAGCTTGGCAACGCAAAGCGGGAAAGAATCCCAAAGGCGGTTTGAATGAAAAGGGCCGTGCCTCTGCACGGGCGCAGGGTATGAACCTGAAAGCGCCTGTCAAAAAGGGCGATAACCCACGTCGTGCATCTTTCTTGGCGCGAATGGGTTCGATGCCCGGCCCGGAACGCGACGAGAAAGGACGCCCCACGCGTCTGCTCCTTTCCCTACGCGCGTGGGGCGCTTCTTCCAAGGCCGATGCGAAAAGCAAGGCCCGTGCGATTAGCGCCCGCAACAAGGCGAAAGGTTGAACAATGCTTACCGTCGAACAGGTTATCAAGCGTCACGAACTGGCCCAGCGCCGTAAGGACAACTGGCGTCAGATTTACGAGGACTGCTACGAGTTCGCGCTTCCGCAGCGCAATCTGTACGACGGTCACTATGAAGGTGGTGGATCGCCTGGACAGAACAAGATGGTTCGCGTCTTCGACTCCACCGCGATCAACTCGACGCAGCGGTTCGCCAACCGCATTCAGTCGGGTCTGTTTCCGCCCTATGGGCGCTGGTGTCGTTTGGAGCCGGGACCGGATATCCCGCCGGAGCGTCAGCTTGAGGCGCAGGCGGTTCTTGATACATACGCAGACAAAATGTTTTCGGTTTTGCGCCAGTCGAATTTTGATCTGGCGATGGGCGAGTTCCTCATGGACCTTGCCGTCGGCACGGCTGTCATGCTTATTCAGCCGGGTGATGAGACGACGCCGATCCGGTTCACGCCGGTTCCGCAGTATCTCGTTGCCATCGAAGAAGGCGCACACGGTAAGGTCGATAATGTTTACCGTCGGATGCGCCTGAAGGCAGAAGCGATCAAGCAGCATTGGGTCGATGCGGAAATACCGGATCGCCTCCAGCGCATGATTGACGAGAAGCCGACTGACGAGATCGACTTGCTTGAGGCGACTGTGCTTGACGTACAGCGTGGCGATTACGACTACATGGTGATCTGGCCGGACGGCAAGGCACCTCTGGTCGAGCGCAAGATGAAGTCATCGCCGTGGATTGTGGCGCGTTTTATGAAAGTCGCGGGTGAAGTTTACGGTCGCGGCCCTCTGGTTACGGCGCTGCCCGACATCAAGACGCTCAACAAAACGCTGGAACTGCTGCTGAAGAACGCATCGCTGTCCATCGCTGGTGTCTATACGGCGGCGGATGATGGCGTTCTGAACCCGCAGACCATTCGCATTACACCCGGCGCTATCATTCCAGTCGCGCGTAACGGTGGACCGCAGGGTGAGAGCCTGCGTCAGTTGCCTCGCTCCGGTGACTTCAACGTGTCGCAGATCGTGATTAACGATCTTCGCATGAACATCAAGAAGATCATGCTTGATGACTCGTTGCCGCCGGACAATATGTCGGCTCGCAGCGCGACCGAAATCGCAGAGCGCATGAAGGAACTGGCGCAAAATCTAGGCAGCGCGTTTGGTCGTCTGATTACCGAGACGATGATCCCGGTTGTGTCCCGCGTCATGTACGTCATGGACGAGCGCGGCATGATTGAGATGCCGCTGCGTGTGAACGGCTTGGAGGTAAAGGTATCTCCGGTATCGCCAATCGCCCAGGCGCAGAATATGGGTGACATAGAGAAGATTACGCAGTGGGTTCAGTTGTCGCAGGCGCTTGGGCCAGAGGGAATGATGGCTCCGCGCATGGGTGCGATTTCTGATTATGTCGCTGACAAGTTGGGAGTTCCTGCTGAACTCCGCACAACGCCGCAGGAACGCCAGATGGCGATGCAGCAGGCTGCTGAGATGGCGCAGATGGCGGCGCAACAGGGCATGGTTGAAGGAGAAGAATGACAGAAGTTGAAGGATGGGACGGGCTTCGGCAAGCAGCGCCGCAGCTTCGTCGCACAAATGAGCAGGAGCGTGACGACACTGATCGCACTTACCTGCGGGTATTCGGCAGTGAAGACGGGCAGAAGGTTTTGGAGCATCTGCGTTCGCTGACGATAGAGCAGCCCACCTGGTATCCGGGTGAAGAAGCAAGCCACGGCTATGCTAGGGAAGGGCAAAATTCACTGGTCCGCGAGATTGAGCGGCGTATTAAAAGGGCATCACAGTTATGAGCGAAGAAGCAGAAAACACAGAAAGTTCCGGCGAGGGTCTTCTTGCCGATGCGGCACCTGCGGTTGAAGAAGCGCCACAGGAAGAAGCAGCAATCGACCATCGCATTCCCGACGAACAGCCTAGCGTAGAGCAGGTTACTGTCTCGGAGAACGACGAAGAAGTAGAGTTCGAGCGTCCCGAATGGTATCCAGAAAAATTCTGGAACGAAGATGATGGGCCTGATCTCGAAAATCTTGCAAAATCATACAACGAACTTCAGAAGAAGTTTTCTCAGGGCAAGCACAAAGCGCCTGAAGAATATGACGTGAAGATGTTTGAGGAAGCTAATATCGCGGAAGATGACGAACTTTTCTCAACGTACAAAGATTGGGCAAAAGAAAACGGCATCAGCCAGCAGGCGTTCGAAGACCTGGCGTCAAAGTTTATCAGCATGGCTGGGCAAGAGCAGGAACTGGCCGAAGTCTCGTACCAGGAAGAACACCAGAAACTTGGGCCGAACGCGGACATGACGATCAAGTCCATGACCGAGTGGGCGCAGGGTCTTGTTCGCAAGGGTGTGTGGAGCGATGGTGACTTTGAGGAGTTCAAGATCATGGGCGGCACTGCCCAAGGTCTACGCGCCTTGCAAAAAGTCCGCTCATACTATGGCGATCAGCCGGTGCCTGTAGATGTCGGGCCGATTGAGGGTCTTCCGTCTAAAGAAGAACTGTCCGCTATGGTTGCAAAGCCTGAATATGTCAACGATCCGGGTTATCGCGCCAAGGTCGAGAAGATGTTCGATCAGGTTTATGGGACTCAAGATTACTCGCCAGTATGAGGAATCAAGCCCCGGTCGAACAGGTACTGAAGGCCAAAGACATTGATTTCGGCGGGGTCTTTGAGGACCACCCTGATGGGGATAGCGATCGGCATCCTTCTTTGGGTTACTGCACGATTCAAAAGATTGCGGCAATAGTGTCTGAAATAAGGCGGACTAAGCACAGTCTGTCTTGACAAAACGCTATTTACAATGTAGCGCCTCGTTCTTATAATCATTCTAACGGATAACCTTCTGGCCCGTTAGACCGGCCTTGGGACGAGGCGCAAAACCGTTCAAGCCGCAGCCCGATTCGGATACCTGCTAGGCGTTTTTCGTAAACCGAACCGAAAGGAAAAGGAAATGGCCGTAGGCATTTCTAACGCTTTCGTTCAATTGTTCGATGCGGAAGTCAAGCAGGCTTATCAGGCTTCCCGTATGCTCGCCGGTGCGACCCGCGAGCGGAACAATGTCGAAGGCTCGGTCGTGAAGTTCCCGAAAATCGGGAAAGGCACGGCCACGGTCCGCGTACCGCAGACCGACGTTACCCCGCTGAACGTCACCTACTCGCAGGTGTCCGCCACGATGGAAGATTATATCGCCGCTGAATACAGCGACATCTTCCATCAGGCCAAAGTGAACTTCGATGAGCGCCGTGAACTGGTGCAGGTCGTCGGTAACGCTATTGGTCGTCGGATGGATCAGCTTGTCATCGACGCGCTGAACTCAGCTTCGTCGCCCGCGACCGTTGCTACCAGTGTTGGTGGTGCGGGTACGAACCTTAACCTCGCCAAACTTCTCGCGGCGAAGAAGGCTCTGGACGCGAATAACGTCCCGGCTGAAGGTCGTATGATGGTCATTCACGCGAATGGTCTGTCGGCGCTTCTGGACGAAACTGAACTTACTAGCTCGGATTTCGCCACCGTCAAGGCGCTTAGTGCTGGTGAGATCGACACGTTCCTCGGCTTCAAGTTCATCATGCTCGGTGATCGTGACGAAGGCGGTCTTCCGCTGCCGTCCACCCGCACCAGCTTCGCGTTCCATCGTGACGCGGTTGGTCTGGGCATCAGCATGAACCAGAAGTCTGAAATCAACTATGTGCCTGAGAAGACGTCGTTCCTTGTCTCCTCGATGTTCTCCGCTGGTGCGGTTGCCATCGACGACGAAGGCATCGTCCAGATCAGCAGCACTGAGTAAGGAGGTAGATCATGGCTTTTGATTCTGCTGGACTCGGCGTTGTATCGGCCTCGAAGAAGGGTAACGCTCCGGCGATTTACACCTATCAGACCGCCGACACGATTGCTGACGTAAACACTGCGGGATATTTCAACGATATCTCCGACACGCTCGCCATTGGCGATCTGATCTACTGCGTCACCTCCACGGGTGGCACGCGGGTCAGCACGCTGACGCAGGTTCTTTCGAACAGCGGTGGCGTGGTCGACGTTGCGGACGGCACGACGCTTGCCGCTACTGACGGCGACTAATAAGATTGGGGCGGGTTTCGGCCCGCCCCTTTCACTTTAGGAGGTCGGCATGGCCGCAGGTGATACTAAACTTTCTATCTGTTCTGACGCGCTCATTATGCTGGGCGCTTCTCCTCTTTCTAGCTTTAGCGATGGAACTGACGAAGCGCAGATCGCAGATCGTCTGTACGACGATATCCGCGACACGCTCCTGATGCAGTATCCGTATAGCTGGAGCGTTAAGAAAGTTCAGCTTGCCCAGCTTGCTGATACTCCGATCAACGAATGGAAGTACAAGTACGCGCTTCCAGGCGACATCCTTGGCAACCCCAAGGCGCTATTCAACACCAGCGCGACGGGCGCTCTGCCCCTGCGCGAGTTTGAGATTTACAGCGGCGGCGTCTATACGAATTACGAGCAGGTCTGGATTGACTACCAGTTCCGCCCGGAGCCTGCCTCATTTCCGCCTTATTTCATCAACCTCCTGCGCCATGCGCTTGCTGCGACTTTCGCTGAACCTATTACGGATCAGATCACGAAGGCACAGTATTTTCACGAAATGGCTTTCGGCGGTCCCGTACAGAACATGCGCGGTGGACTTGTACGCGTCGCAATGAACATTGACGGCGGCGACCGTCCGCCACAGAATATCATGGAGTTCCCGCTAACGGATGTCCGTGGATGAGCCGGATTACGTTCATACAGAACGACTTTACTGCGGGTGAGTTAGACCCGAAGCTGCGGGCGCGTACTGACATTGCTCAGTATTCATCCGGCCTGACGACTGCGACTAACGTATCCATACAGCCGCAGGGCGGCGCTAAACGCCGTGATGGCACGAAGTTCATCTTCGAACTAGATTCCGGCGCTGGCGATGCTGTTCGTATGGTCAAGTTCGAGTTCAGCGTGTCGGACAGCTACATGCTGGTGTTCACGCCGGGACGCATGTATGTCGTGAAGGACGGCGCGTTAATTACTAACATCAATGGCAGCGGCAACAACTACCTAACAGTATCTTCGCTTACGTCTTCAATCTTACCGGAGATGAACTGGATACAATCCGCTGATACCGTGATTGTAGTCCATGAAGATTTGGAGCCGCTCAAGATCGTGCGCGGCGTGAGTGATTCGACATGGACTGCCAGCACAATCACGTTTTCTCATATTCCGCTTTTCGCGTTCAACCTTGACACACATAATCCGACATACACCGTCACGCCATCTGGAACTAGCGGTAATATAGAAATCACGGCGTCCAGTGTTACGACGGACACAGGTACAGCGCAAAACGGTCAGAACTCTGGGATCACTCTAAAAGCAGCCACCAGCTTTACATCAGACGATCAATGCAATGGTATGTTTATTGAGATTACGGCTGGCACTGGTGCGGGCCAGACTCGACATATCGAGGATTACAACGCGGCTTCTAAGTTTGCGACGGTCGAGCCTCAATTTGATACAGCGCCTGACAATACATCGCAGTATGATATCAAGGCATTCAAGGCAGCAGCGGTTGGCGAATACATCAACGCGCTGAACGGCTTTGGTCGTGCGCGTATCACAGAGTTCGTCAGCAATACTGTCGTCAAGGCGTATGTAGAGATACCGTTCTTCGACACTGACGCCATTGTTAGCGGCGATTGGGAATCAGAACACGGCTACGAAAACGCTTGGAGTAATGATCGCGGTTGGCCGCGCAGCGTTACGTTTCATGAAGGACGCCTTTTCTTTGGCGGCGCTAAAAGCCTGCCGTCTACGATCTGGGGTTCGCGCGTCAGCGACTTCTTTAACTTCGATCCAGGCGAGGCGCTGGACGACAGTTCAGTAGAAGCCACGCTCGACACTGGCACGTTCAATGCGATTGTCGATATATACTCAGGTCGTCACCTTCAGGTGTTCACGACCGGCGGCGAGTTCTTCGTGCCGCAGTCACTGGATGATCCGATTACGCCGTCTAATCTGATCGTGAAACAGCAGACGGCATTTGGTATGAAGCCAGGTCTGCGCGTACAAAACATCGACGGCGCGTCTTTGTTCGTTCAGCGCCAAGGCAAAGCGCTTCAGGAGTTTATCTTCAGCGACACGGTTCAGGCCTATACGTCTGCAAAGATATCCCTGCTCTCGTCGCATCTGCTGAAATCGCCAGAGGAGATGGCAGTTCGAGTTGCTACATCAACCGACGAAGGCGACCGCCTGCTTATTGTAAATGGTGACGATGGGTCACTGACTTGCTACACGATACTGCGTTCACAGAACGTCGTGGCACCAGCGTCGTGGACAACGGACGGCGAGTTTACAAATGTCGGCGTTGATGTTGATGACATCTATGTCACTGTCAAGCGCACTGTGAACAGTGCCACAGTTTATTATGTGGAGTTATTCGATGATGAAGTTTTGCTCGACTGTGCGAAAACAGGTGGCGCGGCGTCTTCGGTTGCTATGGCTCACCTTGAAGCTGCTACTGTCAAGATTATACGAGATGGTGTTGTGGAGCCTGACCAAACTGTACCAGGCACTCCGTTCACTGTTACGTTCGCTGAAGCAGCTACTGCTTCGTATCAAGTCGGCCTTAACTTCACGCCTGTAATTAAGACGCTGCCGTTTGAGCCAAAGCTGCCATCTGGCCCATTGAAGGGCTTTAAGAAGCGCATCTTCGAGGTGAACGCGGAAGTGTTTGAGACGCAGGCCATGACGATCAACGGCAAAGAGATTCCGTTCCGGCGTTTGGGTGGTGATATCCTCGACGAAGACGTGCCGGAGTTTACGGGCCTGAAGACACTGCATGGCATTCTGGGCTACAGTTACGACGGCCAAATCACGATAGGCCAGAACGTGCCGTTGAAGATGAACGTATTGGGTATTGACTACAAAGTGAGTGCAGGACAATGACAGCAGCCGCATTACCTCTTGTCATGGCTGGCGTCAGTGCCGTCGGCACTATCGCTGGCGGTCAGGCGCAGGCGCGTATGGCGAGCGCACAAGCCGCTGCTGCCCAACAGGCAGCACAGGCGCAGGCGATGGCTTCGTTGCGTCAAGCGACAATGCAGCGAATGCAGGGCCGTTCTGAGGTGTTGAAATATAAAGAAGAAGGTGTAAGGACGCTTGAGAATGTGCTGCGTAATATATCAACGATAAATGCTAGGGCAGGCGCTGGAGGTATTGATCCGTTCAGCGGTAGCGCACAGGCGCTTACAAATTACGCACTCGGCACAGCAAGCGATGAGTACGGCATGTCATTAGACAATGCGATTATCACGCTGCGTTCCAATGAACTTCAGGCTGGTATATTTGAAGAAAACGCCCAGCTTCAGCTTGATCGCGGCGCACAAGAGGCATCGTTGCTGCGCTACCAAGGGCAGCAGGCCAAACAGCAATCTTACTTCAAAGCTGCGTCTACATTGGGGATGGCTGGTTATCGCTACTCCCAGATTGGTGGTCCACCTACAACAACAATCGGAACGCAAAATTTAACTGCTGCACAATACGCTGCTAGTTATCCTGCGAACGCTCTTTAATAGGTAAACAGATGGCTGAACGTCTTCCTAGATATCGCCGCACAGGAGTTTCTCCTACCGCTGTCCCGTCTGTTTCGACACGCGGCTTGAACTATCGTATGCCGCAAATGCAGATCAGTGATCCTTTCGCCGGGATCACAAGTGCGTTAGATAAAATGACGGACTTCGCTTTCGAGCGTGCTGTAGGGAAAGCGAAGAAAGAAGGTGTCGAGTTCCGTATGGAGAACCCGATAACCAGCGATCAGATATCTGCGGCTATGTCGCAAGGGCGAGATATTGATGAAATCGTTGGCGACCCGGATACGATATTTGGTTCCGCGTCTCGCGCCACGGCTTCAGCGCAGTTAAAGACCGAACTGGAAGCCAACGCCCGTAACGAGATAGCTGCCATCTCCGCAGCCCTTAACAGCGATGTCCCGATCAACCCTGACGAGGTTCAGGTTAAAATACAAAGCGTCATAGACGGACACGCTGATATCCTAGCGCAAGTCGATCCTGGGGCGTCTTATAGCTATCGCGGCACGATAAGCACGATTGCGGCTCCGGTTTATAAACTTGCGTTGGAAAAGGAATACAAACGCGCCAGACTAGCTGGGCAGCTTTCTCTGAATAACGCTATGGCTCAGGCACCTGCTGCGATGCTGGCGGCTGTCATGGCGTCTGCTGGCGCGGTTACTGAGGTCAACGGAAAGCCTGTTCCTGAACTGGAGCAGAGTTTTGCAGTTATTCGCAGGACGTTGATGGATCAGGCGATAGGCACTGGCGATTTGGCGCTTATCAAAAACACGCAAGAAAAAATTCTCAAGATGGAGGAGAAGGCCAAGGTAGATGGTCTTCGCCAGTTTGCCAGAGAGAACCCTAGCATCGTAGATGTCTATAGCGGCAACTACGGTCGGCTAACTTCCGTGTACGCCGGGCTGTCGGAAGATAACAAGGAGACTGTGCGCGAGAAGATAATTAATGAAAGGGCCGCGGAGAATAAGGCGGCGAAGGAAAGACGGACAGAGTTGGAGGCTCAAACGGCATCCGCCGCAGATCGCGTCTTAAACACTCTTTATGGAATGAATCGAAGTGATCCGGCGTATCCCGAACTCAAGGCTCAATATGAAAGATATAAAAAACAGGGTCTGTACAAGCCGTCTGAACACAAAGCACTTGATGACAATATCAACGCTAAACCAAAAGGCTCAGACGACGACTTCCTTCTAGTTGTACAAAACATAAACAGTAACAAGTATCGTAATCTGTCTGGTATAAGAAACGCGATGGGAGAACTTGACCTTGATCCGGGACAAAGAGTCAAACTAGAGGATAGATTTAAGACACAATTAAATACTGACAAAAGAGAGGCATACAGGATTCTGAGAAAAAGTGTTGGCGCTCTTAGCGAACTAACCCGTTTAGACTTAAAAACTCAAGTCATGCTCGCAGACATGGAGCAGCAACTTCAAGAAAAATACGATAAAGGAATAGCACAAGAAAAACCTCAAACTTATGTTGAGATTGCGAATGAACTTTATCGCAGCGGCTCTGGCGACTTGAAAAGAAAAGAACTCGAAAAATCAGAAGACAATATCAAGTCTTTATTGAAAGGATATGGAATCAATGTTGGTAACATAACTAAAGAAAACATTGAAAGCCTGATAAGTGATCTTGAAGGCAAAAAAGCCGAATCTTATGATATTGAAGCACTCGAACTCCATAAAAGAAAATATCTTAGTTTGGAACAGTGATGACTGATATTTTTGCGGAAATGCACCAAAAAACAATGGCTGCTTCATTCCAAGGGAATGTCAGCCCCCAACGCTTTGGCGGTAGCCCAGAGGTTGAGATCACTGAGGAGAGGCTGCGTTACGATCCTCGGTTCATCGAAAACTCGAAGATCGTCTACGAACTTATGCAGGGCGATGAGTTCAACGGTGATGATGATGAGGCTCACAAATACGGCATAAACATCATGTCCTCGTTCACATGGAACTTCGCCAATCCGATTGCTGGAGAAGTGGCGGGCATAGAGATACGACCTGGTATGGCGCGTCAGGCGGCAACGCTGATGGCGTCAGGCTCTCGCCAACATGCGAAGGCTTGGGTCTATCTGTTCGATCAGTATGAGCGCCTGCCAGACTTCACCGCGTCGGGAACATATCGCGCCATCCGTGATCTGTTGACAGACCCCGGTATAATTGCTGGCGGCATAACGACTATGGCGGCACGTAAAGCGGGCATGAAAGGTATTACCGGACTGATCCGCAAGATGGCAGAGAGACCGAAAACGTCAGCCGCCGTTCTCGGTGGCGCGGCCACTGGGACGCCTGCCGTAGCGGAGGCCGTTATCGAAGAACAAGCTGGCTTTGAGGAGCCATTGTTAGATCGCGCTGGAGACGTGGCGCTTCAAACTGCGATAGGCGCAGCCGCTGGACCTGCTTTGGTGAAGGGTGGCGAGGCGTTAGTTAAAGGCGTTGAACAGGTCGTCAAGTATGGCACCGGAGAGCAATAATGGCACTTACCGAAGATGAAGGCGAAATCCTGAAGGGCGCTCTGGAGGAACAGGGCATCCAAGTTGCTGGCGTTACTGGCGTTGGACGTGCTGGCGTCAGAGAGTTACTGAGCGGCATGAAGGGTAAACGCTCTGTAGACGCGGTAGTTACGCCTGATAAACGCGATCCTGTAGCAGACGAATTAGAGACTTCGCCAATCGAAGAAACGGTGGACCCTAAAGAACTTGAAGCGCAGCCTGACTTCAACACTACAGAAGGCGATCCAGAGGCTCCGTCTGATTTAGGTTTAGAGGGCGATGGCATAATACCGGAGTCTACGGAAGTCGTGCCGGAAACACCGGCACCTCCTCCTGGTAAAGAGACAGTTTCTGAAGAAGGAATGGAAGCGCTTATCAAGGCGCGTGATGAGCAGATCGGCCAACCCCGCACTGCGCCCTCTCCGACTCCGGCGCAGAAAGCTGCTGGCGTTGTTCGCGGTCCTATCAACACGCGCTTCTATGATGATGATGGGTTGGCGGCTACTGTTCAGGCAGCAGCGGCGCAGCTTCCTGACGTTAAAACGCGTACCATTCAAAGCATATACGACGAAGCGGTGAAGGCCGGTGTACCGCAGAAAACATTGAAGGGGATTCTGTCCGGCAAGAAGATGGAGTCGGCAGTCGGTGACGACGAACTCGCTGTAAACCTTGCTGGGCTGATGAGCCTACATGACGTCAGCGCCAAGAAGCTGGACGAAATGATGTTCAAGATGCGCGATGGCGAACTTGACGAAGCGGGCCAGCTAGAATTGCGTGAGGCCATAGCGCAGCACACGATCATCATGGATTCGCTATCTAACGCAAAGCGTGACGTAGCGCGTACTATGAACGTCTTCAAGAATGTTGCTGAACGCGACGAGGTTTCTATACATGAGATAAGGTCTGCCCTCGACAACGAGGGTGGCGAAGACCATCTGCGGGCCTTGGCTGAAAATTACATTAAAGTCGGAGCCAAATCAGGCGGACGCGCAAGAAAGAACAGGATGTTGCAGCGAGCCTTTGGCTTAAAAGTTTATGACGCGATGGTCTACTCCGCGCAGTCTGTACTTTTGTCGAACCCTGAAACGCATATGTTTAACCTCGCGGCTAATATCGGATTTACCGGGATGGATTATTCAGAGAGATTGCTATCCATACCGATTGGCAAGATGCGTCAAAGAATGGCGAAAGTTTTCGGCAAGGACTACGACGCAGACCGCTACTTCATGGACGACATCTATGCAAGAAACCACGCTTTCCTGTCAGGCTTACTTGATGGCGTAACCTTAATGGGGCGCAGTTTGAAGTCTGCTCAAGGGGCTGCGAAGCTAGGAGAGAATAGAAATCCCTTTAGGTCTGAATATCTGTTTGGAGAGGAAATAGCCAAGGCCCGCGCAGAAGGTGGTTTCAAAGGTAATGGGTTAATGCTTTTAGACGCGATGGGTTTAGTTTACTCAGGACCGTTTAAGGCAATACAGGCCGTTGATGAACTTGTAGGTGGCACGGTTGCGCGTATGCAGCTTCACGAAGAAGCGGCGCGTCTCGCCAAACAAACTTACGATGACGCTATTGAGTTTATGTCTTCGGATGAGGCGCTTGAACTAGCGCAAGACGCCGCCGAAAAACTTCTAACAGAACGCCCTGCTTCTATAGAACAAAGCATGAAAGAGGCCCGCGAATCAGTTACGCTCCAAGGCGCGTGGGACTTGGAGACAAGAACAGGCCGCGCGTTTTGGCAAGCGAACAAGTTCTTGAACAGATTTAAGTTCATGGTGATGTTCAACAAAACGATCTTGAAGATTGCCAGCGAAACATCGGCGCGAGTTCCGGGTCTGAATTTCCTGTCACCTCGTTTCCAGCAAGAATGGAAAAAGGGTGGAAAGTCCAGAGACCTTGCGGTTGCTAGACTGTCGCTTGGCACCGTCTTGTTGGGCGCTGGTTACTCGCTGGCAAACTCAGGTCGCATCACGGGCGGCGGGCCTGGCGATACTAACGAGCGCAATAACTTACGACAGTTAGGCTGGCAGGAGTTTTCGTTTCGTTTTGGCAAAGATGAAGTCAGCCCTGATTCTGTTAAGAGATTGCAAAAGTTAATGGGCGAAGACGCCGTAACCTTTGGCAAGGGTCAGTTTGACGGCATGGTGTTCGTTTCACTGAAACGACTTGAGCCTTTGAACACTCCGTTCCTTCTTGCGGCTGCATTCAAAGATGCCGAGAGATATGGCGCATACGATGATGGAGAGATGGCTGAGATGATGGGTCCAGCCATTGCTGCCCTTTCTGAGTACAGCACGAATATCCCTGCGCTAACGGAGATATCGAACATGATGGGTACTCTAAACACAAGATCAGAAGACAACCTAGCCACTTTCGCGTCGATAGTCGAAACGATGGCGCGTCCCGGTCTTACGTTCCTCACGAATGCCACGCCTGTCGTGAACCTAGCGAATAGTTCTTTGGCGGCAAAAGTCGAAAGAATGTTCGACCCACAGGTTAGGAATGTCGATATCACGCAGGCGCAAGAGAAAGCTGTCTATGACTTGACAGGCGCCGAAACGGCGGGCAAATGGTCCCGTCCTTTTTTCCAAGCCTACAATAGATTGCGTAGCCGAGTTCCTGGAATTTCCCCAGGGGTAAAACCGCGCCTTGATGAAATAGGTGAACCTATTGAGGCCCAACATTCTTGGGCCCCAGCTTATGTGAGGTCTGGCAAAAAGAGCGAATTGCGTGAGATGTTATCGGCGATCAACCACTTCCCAAGTGAGCCGCGCAAAACAATGAACGGGATCGCCATACCAGTTGAACTTCAGAATCGTTATAAGGAACTATACGCCAAGAAAATTAAGATACGCGGCAAGTCAATGTCTTTGGCTATAGTTGATCGTATCAAAGAGAAAATAGATTTTTACGAAAGACAAGGAATCAAAGCGCGTGTCGGCGTTATACAGGAAGAAGTCGATAGTATCGTCAGTGAATACAGAACTGCGGCGCGTCGTAGAATGTTTGGAATAACGAACTGGAACGAAGAAACAGAAACATATGATTTCCAGATAGAGGCTTTACCTGGTTCTAAATATGGCTTGCCGGGTGACGTAGTAGAGTACCCAGATTTCGCAAGACGTATGCGTGATATATCCATGCAAGAGAAAATGCGTGGAGACTAATATGAACTTCATGTACCATCCAACCCAAACAGGATTGACAAATGGCCGACTATAGTATCAACGCAGTGACGCGTCGCGTCGTCTACACTGGCTCCGCTGGTACGGGGCCGTATGCCTTCTCGTTCGAAGTTCTGGTGGAAGGCGATATCGCCGTCTACTTCAACGCGGCGATCCTAACGCTGACGACCGACTACACGGTAACGATCAACGCGAATGGCACGGGCAGCGTGACGATTGTGACGGGTACGAACGTGCCATCGACGCCGACTGCCAGCGACCAGATCACCATCGTCGGATCACGCGACATCGAACGCACGACAGACTTCGTGACGGCCGGCGACTTCCGCGCATCGGCAATCAACGAACAGCTTGATAGCCAGATCATTATGATCCAGCAGATCGCGGAAGAAAACCAGCGCGGTATGCGAGCGCCAACCTACGACCCGGCGCTTGTCGCGGATGGCGGCGTTGTCGATATGACGCTGCCGACGAAAGCGTCACGCGCCGGTAAGATTCTGGCGTTTGACTCCAACGGCAATCCGGCGGTTGGCGAAGACATTGGTAACTGGCGCGGGGATTGGGCGGCATCGACGGCTTACTCTGTTCGCGACCTGGTGAAAGACGCGAGCAACTACAACGTCTATCGGTGCAACACGGCGCATACGTCCAGCGGCACGACGCCGATCAGCGGCAATGCTGATGCTGCGAAGTGGGACTTGGTATTCGATGCGGCTTATGCGGCGACACAAGCCAGCAACGCGGCGGCTTCGGCTACTGCTGCTGCTGCATCGGAGACGGCGGCGGCTGCGTCAGAAACAGCGGCTGGTACGTCTGAAACAAATGCCGCTACCTCGGCTACCGCAGCGGCTTCATCGGCTACTACGGCGTCTACACAGGCGTCTACGGCGACGACAAAAGCCAGCGAGGCGTCAACGTCTGCCAGCAATGCAGCGACTTCGGAAACCAACGCTGCGACAAGCGAAACCAACGCGGCAACATCAGCGACTGCTGCGGCGACTTCTGCTACAGCGGCGGCGGGTTCTGCTACGACTGCTACGACGCAGGCTTCAAATGCCTCAACGTCCGCTTCAAACGCTGCGACTTCAGAAAGCAATGCTTCTACCAGCGCGACGAATGCGTCGAACGCGCAGACGGCGGCGGAGACTGCACAGACTGCCGCCGAAACCGCGCAGACCGCTGCGGAAACAGCGCAGGCAGCGGCGGAACTCGCGGCTGATAACTTCGACGATACCTACTTGGGCGCGAAGGCGTCAGACCCTACAGTCGATAACGACGGTGACGCGCTAACGTCTGGCGACCTGTACTTCAACACAACGTCGAACGAACTCAAGGTCTACAACGGCAGCGCGTGGCAGGTAGCTGCGGTCAGCGCGGCTGGCCTGCTTGCTGCGTCGAATAACCTGTCCGATCTTGCGTCAGCCGCGACAGCGTTCGCGAACATCAAGCAGGCGGCAAGTGAAAGTGCCACGGGTGTCGTCGAATTGGCAACCATTGCGGAATCCACTACAGGGACGGATACGTCGCGGGCCATGACACCTGCCGGTGTGGCTGCGGCCTTGGCGGCAGCTACCACCGCTGATCAGGTAGCGCGTGATTTAGCTCTTACAGCATACATCAAGGCGGACATTGCGGCGGATGATCCGGCGGGAGTGTATGGGGACATCATGTCCGACAACTTCGTGGCGGATACATTGGCGACCAAGACGAACGCAACGTATGACGCTGCGGGGGAGTTCTACGACAACTCAGGACTAACCACGACGGTGAGTGCGTCTTCTGAGTGGACTGACTCGAACGGCACGGCCACGTTTTCGGGCGACGATATTACCTTCGCTTTGGATGATTCCATTAAATCTGTGGACACGTTCACAGGTGACTTCACGTTGGATTTCACCATGAACACCGGCAACTTTTTCCGGTTCGGTTTCTGGGACACTGCGAACGATGGGTCGTTCAATGCAAATTCGTCCTATTTCATGCCAGCAACAACCAACGTCTGGCGCGTCGACAACAACAATAACTCGGGCCAGATTTATTATGGATCTACCCTAGTAGCCAGCAAGTCCGGCGGTTTTCAAAATGGGGACGTGTTCCGGTGGACACGTGTAAGCGGCGTATTCAAAATTTTCATTAACGATATGGTGACTCCGGTTCACACTTGGAGCCAGACGTTTACTGGAACGGTTCGCATGGGCGGCGGAGATACGTCAACGCCACCCCAGCGAATGGATGATATTTCCTGGTCTGTTCCCGCCGGAACGCCTACGAACATGACCCTTCGCCCGTCCGCCGTCACCCTGCCCACAGCCGATCCGTCGGACATCTCGTCTTACTTCCGCGTGCGCGACGTCGACACGGTTACGGAGGGGACCGACCGCGTGGTGAAGGCGTCCATCGACGGCGGCACCACTTGGGCCACGGCGACCATCACCTCGCTGGGCGATTACGGCAGCACGGACAAGTTAATTCGCGCGGACGCGGATGTGTCGGGGCAGACGGGCAGTTCGTTCGTCTGGGAGGTCACGACGGCGAATAACAAGGAACAGCAGATCAAACAGGTCGCTTCGGTGGCCGGATACTGACGGAGTAGAAGATGGAACAAAACCCGAAGAAGACAGAGACCGGCAAGTCGTGGAAGCGGCAGCGCCGGGAAAATTATTTCTCGTTCGGCGAAGGTCGTTTCCGCGAAGTGGTCTACGAGATAGCCAAGGCAATCGAGGCGGGCGGCCAGACGCTGCCGCCATCGGTCGCCGACTACGTCGGGCATGTGGAAACCGTGCGTAACAACATTCCTAAGCCGGGCGGCGGCAATGCCTAATCCCGCCGTGAGCGCCGCGATCCAAGAAGACGACGGCAGCACTACAAAGTCTGGCGTCCTGTACGACTGGCCTGAACTCGCATGATCGCTCGCGTCCTCGCGTTGTGGCTTTTCGTCGTGATCGCGACGGCGATATTCGCGCATCAGGCGCGAGCGCACGATCTGCCGTGCCTACCGCGCGAGGCGGCGAACACATTCCAGCCGCGTGAGAACCTGCGCGGATACGGCACGACGCAGGAAGGGCTGGTTAAGCTATCGGTGTCGTCGTCCGGCGCATGGATGCTGACGTTCTCACCGCCGGAGATGGACGGCGCGGTGTGCATTGTCTGGCTGGGCGACAACTGGGAGTTCGTTACGGGCGCAGGGAAGAAGGCGAAATGGACGGAGCAATAGATATCCGGCTTGTCATCACGCTCCTGGGCGTGGCGGCTTCGGTCTTCGGCGGTGCGGCCATAGCGAAGTTGCAGATAAAGCAACTGACGGAAGAAGCTAAAGACCTGCATAAAGATATCCGCTCGCTTGATGCGCGATATGACAGGCTGCACACGCTCTCCGAAACGCAGGAGCAGCGCATCGACATTCTCGCAAAAATGAACAGCCCGGAGAACCTGCGTCGCGACCACATGACGCTGGCCGCAATACAGGCGGACATCGCGTTTCTGAAAGACGAAGCGGCACGGATGCATAAGATTCATAATGGCGTCCATCCGCCTGTAGCCAACGAAAGGAAGGCGACATGATAGGTGCGTTACTCCCGGCGGTGCTGCCGCTGGTCAAAGACGTGGTCGGTTCATTCTTACCAGAAGACCCGAAGAAACGCGCAGAAGCGGAGCGCAAGATCGAGTCGCAGCTTACGGAGCATCTGGCGAAGATCGACATGGCGCAGCTTGAGGTGAATAAAGTCGAAGCGGCATCGAGGTCTGTTTTCGTGGCTGGCTGGCGCCCATTCGTGGGCTGGGCATGTGGCGTATCGCTAGCATGGTCCTACATCTGCCAACCTATTTTGACGTTCGCTCTGGTGCAGGCGGGATATGGTGTCGAACTACCGGCACTCGATATGTCGCAGATGATGCCTGTCCTCATGGGGATGCTCGGGTTGGGCGGTCTTCGTAGCTTCGAAAAGTACAAAGGCGTTAGCAAATGAGTTTCATGGAGAGCCTGCGCCTGACGCTGGAAGCGGACGAAGGCGTAGTCCATGAAATTTATTTAGACCATTTGGACAAGCCGACGCTGGGCATTGGGCACCTGGTTACAGAAGACGATCCCGAGTATGGGATGCCAGTCGGTACGCCGATCAGCGAAGAACGCGTCGCCGAATTGTTCGAGAAGGATATGGAGATTTGTTTGCGCGACTGCCGCTATCTCCATCCTGAGTTTGACGACATGCCAGAGGGCGCAAAGATTACAGTTGCGTCCCTGTCCTTTCAGCTTGGCTTACCGCGCTACGCCCTTTTCCGCAAGCATCACGCCGCTATTGAGGACAGGGATTGGCGTGAGGCGGCAGCGCAGTTACGCGACAGCAAGCTGTATCGGCAGACGACAGCACGGACCGAGCGACACGCTAGGCGGCTGGAGAACCTTGCCTGACCAGCGACATATCGACGGCGACGTGTGCGAACTGATTTGCGCCGAGTATTTCCTGCGGCTGGGATACTGGGTCTTCCCCGCCGCGCAAGCTAGTAGCCCTGTCGATCTTGTGATAATCAACGAAGACGGCGCGCGGTTGATCCAAGTTAAAAAGGATGCAGGCAGGACCAACCCCGGCCGCAATCGCAGCGCGCGGATACACCGGACCCGGTCCGAGTTGCAGAAGGCGCTTGGCGTGGAGATGGTCTATGTCGATCCGGTAGAGCGTACCGTGTACATCACAGACCATAACTTCCACGCCAATCGCAAGGTAAACAGTTAGCGATCTGTTTCCTTTATCGTCAGGGTTTTCTGACGCGCCGTGTATGCGTCCTTCGCAGGCACGACCTTCTCCGGCTTCGCGC